ATTCCTCTTTCTGCGGTAAGGACCCAGACCAGGAAAGATCGGGGCTCACGGAGGACTACAGGGCCCTTTCCGGGCGGATTGAGCCGAGGCTGGTCACGCCGGTCAGTGCGGTTGCGAGTCTTGGCCCTGCCCAAGCCGAGTTTGCGCGCTCAAGGATGGGTATCGACTTGATGCCGTGGCAGGAGCGGGCGATCACCGACCAGCTGGCCCTGGACGCCAACGGCGACTTCCTGTTTCGTGAGGCGCTGATCTCGACGGCCCGGCAGAACGGCAAAAGCTTCGCCCTCAAGTCGCTGGCGGCCTGGTGGCTGGTTGAAGAAGCCCGCCGTCGGGGCCAACCACAGAACGTGCTCCTTGTGGCAAACAAACTCGACCGGTCGATTCCGATGTACCGCGAGATCGTCCAGTACCTTGAGGTGCACCACGGCGCCGAAGCCAAGTGGACGTCCGGCCATTTCCAGTGCACGATGCCCGACGGATCAACCATCAAGGTCGTCGCCGCCAAAGACAACGTCCATGGCCTAACCCTTGACCTCATCCTGATCGACGAGATTTGGGACGTCGCCCCGTCCGTGGTGTTTGATGCGCTCCGGCCGTCAATGATCGCCCGCCGAAACCCGTTGCTGTCCATGTGGTCGACCGCGGGCGACGAAGGATCAGCCACGATGATCCGATTGCGTGAGCAGGCGATCAACGCGATCGACGCCAGTCGACAATCCCGGCTCTACTTCGCCGAATGGTCCATGCCGGAAGTCGATCCCGGCGACCGGCGCTATTGGCCCTGGGCCAACCCAGCCCTCGGCACGACGATTACCTGGGAGGCGCTCGAGGCGCAGGCCGACGGCGGTGACCAAGCCGCATTCCTGCGCGCCCACCTGAACCTATGGGTGAGCGCCGCCAAATCCTGGCTCCCGGTCGGCCTATGGACGGCCCGCCGAGCCGAAGTCGACATCCCGGCCGGTGGCGTCCTGGCCGTTGATTCCAGCCTGGACGAGTCCCGCTACGTCGGCGTCCGGTGCGTGCCGATCGACGGCGGCGTCATCGCCCACGTCGAATTCGTGGTCGAAAAAGAGGACGCCATGTGGGCCGAAATCGAACGCGTCATGGCCGACCCCAAAATCACCCTGGCGATCACACCCGGCCTTGAGATACACACCCCGCTTCCGCTACGCCGTCGGACCGAGACTGTCGGCTACGGCGAACTCGCCCGCTACACCGCCGTCGTCCGATCCATGATCACCGAGGGCAAGTTGTGGCACGACGGCTCGGTCGCCCTGGCCGAACACGTCCAGCGCGCCGTCCTGGTCAAAACCCAAGCCACCACCGTCGTCTCAAGTCAGAAGTCGCCGGGCCCGATCGAGCTGTGCCGATGCATGATTTGGGCCGCGGCCATGGCCTCCAAACCCGCGTCAAAACAGCGCGTCGCGTTCGCCGTCGGACACCAGTAGACAACTATCCACAGGCTGTGGGAAACTCCGGCCACACCCATGGGCATCTTTCGACGCACCGTACCGCCCGCATTCGCGACCGCGGAGATCAAGGCCCAGGCCGGTTCGTCCGTCGCTGGACTCAACGAGGTCTACACGTACACGATCGGTACCGCCGAACAAAAGGCACTCCAGTTGCCGACGATCAGCCGGGCCCGTGACCTCATCGCCTCCATGATCGGCTGCCTAGACCTTGTGCAGTACCGCCTCCAGTGGGACCCGGCCGAGGAGGAATACGACAAGGTTTACATCGAGGGCGAGTCCTGGTTCACCCGACCCGACCCCAAGGTCACCCGAAATTTCATCATGTCCAATACGTTCTCGGACCTGTTCTTTCACGGCCGAGCGTTCTGGTACATCACCTCGAGATACAACACCGGCTACCCGGCATCGTTTCAATGGCTCCCGGCCGCGAACGTGTCGACCTTGGATCAGGCCGGCCCGCAATGGTTCACCATTTCCGACGAGGTCGAATTCAACGGCGTCGAACTACCCCAAGAGAACGTCGTTCAGTTCCTGTCGCCGATCATGGGCATGATCTACACCGGCCAAATCGCCATGGACACCGCCTACAAACTTGACACCGCGGCCCGCCGATTCGCCGTCAACTCCATCCCGAGTGGCTACCTCCAACAGCGCGGAGGCGAACCCATGACCGCCGAGGAGCTCGGCGAACTCGCCGCAGGATGGGCGGCCGCTCGACGCAACAACAGCATCGGCGCACTCAACGAATTCGTCGAATGGAAAGAGTTCGCGGCCGACCCGTCGAAGTTGCAGTTGGTGGAGGCCCGCCAGTATCAGGCGCTCGAGCTCGCCCGTCTCGCCAACATTCCGCCCTATCTCGTCGGCGCGCCCACCGGCACTGGAATGACGTATCAGAACGCGTTGCAGGCCCGCCAGGACCTGTACCTGTTCGGCGCCAAGCCATACATCGACTGCATCCAAGAGACCCTGTCCGGCGACACCATCATCCCACGCGGCCGCCACATCGAATTCGACCTAGACGACTATCTCGGCGACAACGAAATGGTGGACACACCACTCGTGGACACGCCCACCTCAATCAGAGAGGATGTCGACTAATGACCGACAAAATCAACCTGACCGCAGGCCACTTCACCATCGACGCACAAGCAGCGAACGGCACCCCCTCGCGCTCGATCACAGGCCTAGCCGTACCCTGGAACGTGACCACCACCGACTCGCTCGGCACGAAAGTCATGTTCAAGCCGGGGTCGTTGCCCGAGGACGGCCGACCCCCGCGGCTGCTCGAGGGCCACGACTCCGGCAAGGTACGCGGACTCGTCACCGAACGAGTCTCTACCGACGAAGGCATGATGTTCACCGCACGCCTCGCCGAGACACGAGACGCCGACGACACCCTGTCACTGCTTCTCATGGGCGCCTACGACAGCGTCAGCGTCGGAGTCACCCCCACCAAATTCTCGTTCGACAAGAACGGCACCATGGTCGTCGAAGCCGGCCGATGGTCCGAACTGTCGATCGTCGCCGAACCCGCTTTTGAGCAGGCTCGGATCAGCCAAGTCGCCGCCTCCGCACCGGAGGAGGACAACGACGAAACACCCGAAACCCCAACCGAGTCCGAGGAGGATTCAGCAATGACCGAAAACCAGCCCGTCGAGGCCGCCGCACCCGCCACGGTGCCGACCTCTCTGTTCGCAATCCCGAAGCGCGAATTCAAGATGCCCTCGGCCGCCGAGTACATCGCCGCATTCACGCGCGGAGGCTCCGACTTCGCACAGCTCAACGCCAACATCCGCGCCGCAGCTGGCGACGACATCACCACCGACACGCCGGGCCTGCTCCCGACGCCGGTCGTGGCCCCGATCTTTGATGACATCAACCCGTTGCGCCCGCTCGTGTCGGCGCTCGGCCCGCGCTCGATGCCCCAGGCCGGCAAGGTGTTCATCCGGCCCAAGATCACGACCCACACCGAGGTTGGCAACCAGGCCACCGAACTCACTGGCCTCGACACACGCACCATGGTCGTGGACGACATCCAGGTGACCAAGAAGACGTTCGGTGGCACCGTGTTGCTGTCCGAGCAGGTGATCGACTGGTCCGATCCGTCGATGCTGTCGGCCGTCCTCAACGATCTCGCGGGCCAATACGCCCTCGCCACCGAGAAGGAAGCGGTCGACACGATGGTGTCGGAGATCGACTCCAACAACCGTGAGGTGACCGACTTGACCGACGCCGAGGAAGTCGTCGCCGACCTGTACGCCGTCGCGGCGTTGATCGCAGGCGTCGGCAACTACCTCCCGACGCACCTGATCGTTTCGCCCAAGACGTGGGCCAAGCTCGGCTCGCTGATCGACCAGCAGGGTCGCCCGGTGTTCCCGCAGACCGCCCCGATCAATGGCATCGGCACCTTGCCCGGTGGCGTGACCGGCTGGAACGGCAACCCGCTCGGCCTCCAGTTGGTCGTGTCGAACCAGATCAGCACCCAGGCGATCCAGGCCAGCGCGCAGGAAGCCGAGGACTACATGTTCCTCGCCAATGCCCGCTTCATGGAAGTGTACGAGCAGCAGAAGGGCGCGATCTCGATTGAGGTGCCCTCGACGCTCGGCCGTCAGGTTTCGTTCCGCGGCTACTTCGCCTCCGTCGTCATGGACGCCAAGATGGTATGGGCCCTCGGCCCGGCCGTCTGACCCAACTGAAGGATTGAACAATGCCCACTTACTCCATAACTCACGCCATGAGGCTGGGTGGTGTTGGTGTTGTTCAGACCCTCACCTCCACGGATGTCACTGTCGGGCAATCCGTGGTGGTCGCAGGCGTTGGGAACGGTCTCGACGGCACCTACACCGTCGTGGCCGTTCCCACGGCCCTGCTGGTCGACATTGACGATGAAGGCGACTACATCTACGACTACGACCAAATCATCGAAAACCAGTTGCTGTTCATCGACGCTGGAAGCGACGTTCCGCGCGGGCCCGTCAGCCCGTTCGGCACGCTCACCTGGACGCCAACCTGCACCTGGATCACCTCGAGCAACGTCACCGAGTTTCTCGGTATCGCGACCGCGTCGGCAAATGACACTGCTTTCATCACCACCTGCGTCAACGCGGCAAACGCCTGGGCGTACCGCAAACGCCAGGAGGCCGGTTACCGCGACAGCCTCACCACCAGCCCCGGCGGCGATGTCACCTTGGGAACCACGCTGTTCGCCGCAGCCATGTACCGGCGTCGAGGCTCCATCGACGGATTTCAATCGTTTGACGTGATGGACACCACCCAACCCGCCATGTCCATGGGCGACATCCACAAGCTCTTGGGCGTCAACCGTAGCCAGGTGGCCTAATGACCGCCGTCGGCCCTCTCAACGACGTCAGGAACGCTCTCACGGCCGAGATCACTGCGGCCGGCTACGTCCCGGTCACCGACCCGCGCAACGCGCGCCCGTTGACCGTGTTCGTCGAGCTTCCGACCATCACCGCCGTTACCCCGAAAGTCTTGGACTTGACCTGGACGCTCCGAGTGCTCGGCGCACCGCCAGGCAACCTCGACGCGCTCGACTGGATTTTCACGGCGGTCGACATTCTCATCCAACGCCGATCGCTCGCGATCGTCGCCGGAACCCCATCGTTGGCACAGATCGGAACCCAAGAACTGCCCGCCTACGACCTCACCTCGCGCTACGGCGCCCACACCACCTAGGAGAAAACCTTGGCTACATCCACCATCGTCCTGTCGAACGCCTCCGTCGCTATCGGAGCCGTCGACCTGTCGGACCAGGTTCGGTCCGTCACCCTCACCGTCGGTTTCGACCAGCTCGAGGTGACCGCCATGGGCGCCACCGGCCGCGCCTACACGAAGGGCCTCCAGTCCGTCGACGTGACCCTCGAAATGTTCAACAGCTACGGCGCCAGCGAGGTCGAGGCCACGCTGTTCGACGTGTGCGGTGACGACGCCGTCACCCTGGTGATCTCGCCCAACGGCACCACCGAATCGGCCACCAACCCCGAGTACACGATCACCGGCGCCCACCTCTCGACTTTCACTCCGATCGTCGGCACCGTCGGCGAACTCTCGATGGTCAACGTATCATTCGTGGGTGGCACCTGGGCCCGCGACATCGTCAACCCGTAATCCAACCAGTTAGGAGCCCGACAGATGATTGGAATGGACCTGCAAATCACGATGATGGACGACGCCGAACACGTCGTACCCATCACCTACGGAGTCGCCTGTCGGTGGGAGGACGCTAACCCCGGCCTCTCACCGAAAGCATTCCTCGAGGACGTGAAATTCAAGCCGTTCTGCCGACTGGCCTACGAGGCCCTGAAATCGGCAAACATCACCGTGAAAGCGTGGCCCCAGTTCATCGACACGGTCAAGGAGATTAACTGGGTCCCAAAAGAACAGAAGGAGCAGCGCACTACCACGTCAACCTGATCGCACAGCTCGCCATTAGGACGGGCATCAGCCCGCTCGACCTGATGGAATGCCCTAGCATCATCGTTGACGAGATGGTCCGGCTCCTGATCGAATCAGCACAGGAAGGAGCACCATGAAAGCCCAAGTCGTCGGCCTCAAGGAAACGCTCCGCGACCTCAACAAACTGGACAAAGAACTGTCCAAGGAAATCCGCAAAGAAATCCGGTCGGTCGTTCAACCTTTGGCCGATGCAATCAATCAAGCAATCCCAGGCGGCGCGCCGCTTTCCGGCATGGATCACAACGGCCGAACCGGCTGGGGTAACCGCAAGAAAGTCGCTGTCAAGCTTGACACCCGCAAGCCCCGCAAATACGTCGACCGGCCAGGCCGGACGGTCACTAACGTTGTGCGAGTCACCACCAAGGACGCACCCACCGCGATTGTCGACATGGCCGGCCGAGCAGGCGGTACCCAGTCTCTAGCACCGCTAGCCCGCAGAAGGCCCCGATTCGCAAGCGCGCTAAACAGCCGTCTTGGCCCACCGTCCCGTTTCATGTGGGCCACCGCCGAAGGCCAACTAGACGAATTGCAACGGAACATGATGCCCATCATCAAACGAGTCGAGGACATCATGAACCGCGACCTTAAGAACACGTACAGGACCGGCTGACATGGCAATCAACATTCCCATCATCACCGAATTCGCTGACGCCGGTCTAAAATCAGCGCAAGGCGCGTTCGACACCTTCCGATCCAAGGTGGCTGAAGCAGAAGGAGGCATGGGCAAATTCAAGGCCGGAGCCGGAGTCGCCCTTGACACAGTCAAAGCAAACGCCGGAATGTTCGCAGCCGCCGCCGGAGGAGCAATCGCAGGATTCGCACTCAACGCAATCAACGACTTCAGCGACCTTGCTCTTGAGGTTGACAAGTTCCGCGATTCAACAAATCTCACCCTTGACCAGTCCAGCCGGTGGAAGTCATACGCAGGAGACCTCGGCATCGAAGCCGACGCCATGATCAAGATTTTCGACAAACTCGGCAAAGGCGCTACCGATCAAATCCCAGCGTTCGAGGAACTCGGCGTCGAAATCGCGTTTGGCGAAAACGGAACAGTCGACATTGAGGAAACCTTTTTTAGAGTCATTGACAAGCTCAACAGCCTGGAGGACCCCGCAGCTCGAGCCAAACTCCAGGCCGAATTGTTTGGCAAAGGCTGGATGAACGCCGCCGAAATCATCAACAACAGCTCAAGCGACATCCGAAGCGCACTCACCCAAGTCGGCGATTTCGAAATCATTGACGAGGACGAAATTCAAAAAGCCAAGGACCTGCGCGCCGCCCAAGACCGCCTCGGCGACGCAATCGCAAACCTTTCGATCAAGCTTGGCGAAGCACTCATTCCGGCCCTCACCGCCGCTGTTGACACCCTCTCACCACTGCTGGAATTGCTTGGTGAAGTTGACGTTGAGGTTGCCAAGAGCGCGGCCTCCGAAGGCGCTCTCGTCAAGTACGCCAAAGTGTGGGAGGACCTCAACGCCGGCCCGTTCAAATGGCTAATTTCGCCAGGCGGCCTCACCATGATCACCCAAGACCTTCGCGATGTTGACGACGCCGCCGAAGATCAAGCCGAAACGGTCGACAAAGAACTAGTCGAAGCCTGGAAAAACGGGTATCGCGCCATGATCGACGTACCCCCGGCACTTGACGACATCACCGACGGATTCGATGACGTCAGCGAAGCATGGAACGACCTGCTTGGCAAGATCAACGAGGAGGAAGCCTGGAACGGCCTGCTTGATCAACTCAAAGAAGTTCAAACTAAGTCATACGAGGCTCTCGTTTCAGGTACCGCCGAGGACCTACGGGAAGCCCAGGACGAAGCTAACGATCTCACCAGGGACATCGCCGATTATGTGTCAGAACTGGGAACTGTCCCGCCCGACGTTCAAACCAAAATCATCGCCGCACTTGAGCGCGGCGCATTCGATGAAGCGATCGCCCTACTTAACAACATCCGCTCGGGCGCAACAGCTGTTATTACCGGCACTGTCGGCGGTATCCCGATCGGCCCCGGTGAAACACCGTCGGAAGTGCGGCCAGGCAATCGCCTTTCGTCAGGCAACGTCCGAATTCCTGTCGGCGGGATCGGCGGCGTAGGAAAAATGTCGTCCGTCACCATCAACGTCGGAGGTTCCGTCATCGCAGAACGCGACCTCGTGGAAACCGTTCGGTCCGGCCTTGTCAACGCCCAGCGCAACGGCGCCGGCCTCGTCTACACCAACCGATGACCCTACCCTGCCAACCCGTCGTACAAATCCGCCTCGGTGTCGGCGCCTCATTCGGCAACCCGTTGATACTCGGCGACCAGCTCGAGGGCATCCTTGGAGAAAACATCCTCGCCTCAAGCGCCATCCAGGTGGTTGACATCTCAAGCCAGGTGACCCGCATTTCGACCCGGCATGGCCGCGACCGAATGTTCGAGCAATACCTACCCGGAGACGCCGTCATCGAATTCCTTGACTTTACCGGCGACTGGAACCCCGCCAACACCTCATCGCCGTACTTTCCCGAAGTCAAGCCCATGCGCCAGGTACGCATCACAACTAGCTATCAAAACGTCGAATACGCCCTTTTTTCCGGCTACATCACATCCTGGGATTACAACTGGGCAGGCCCATCCGTCGACTACGCGACCGTCACAATCCAAGCCACCGACGGATTCCGGCTGTTGCAGCTCGCCAACATCGACACCGTCGCCGGAGCCGCCAACAAGGACTTGCCAGGCGAACGCCTCGACCTGATCCTCGATCAAATCAACTGGCCGAACAGCGCCCGACTAATCGACGACGGCGACACGGAGCTCGAGAACGACCCCGGCGGCTTCCGCTCCGCCCTTGAGGAAATGCAAACCATCGAATCATCCGATCTCGGGGCCCTGTTCATGGATCACCAAGGCCGAGTCGTTTACTACGACCGCGCCACCCTGTCACAGAAAGCGTCCGGCACCGCCTACGAATTCGATGACAACGGCACCAACATCCAATACCAAGACATCGACGTCAACTACGACGAAACCGAACTGGCCAACGAAGTCACTCTCACCCGCTTATCCGGCCAACCGCAAACCGCCAGCGATAGCGCTTCAATCGACGAGTATTTCGTCCGGTCCTACAACCGTTCCGGCCTGATGATGGAAACCAACACCCTGGCCTTGCAACGCGCCACCCAAATTCTCAACTATCGCAAACAGCCACGCCTCCGCATCGACGGTTTCACCCTTGATTTGTCCAGCGACACCAACCGCGTCGAACCAGGTCTCAAGCTTGAAATCGGCGACCCGGTCATCGTCACCAAACAAATGGCCGGCGGCTCCGACATCACGCTCCGCCTCACAATCCAGGGCCATACCAGCGACATCACACCCGACCGCTGGATCAACACCTACACCACCGCCTACCCTCTATCCACCGCCTTCATCCTCGGGAGCACCGAATTCGGTATTCTCGGCACGAACACCCTCTAGGAGACACCCATGGCTACCTACCCGCTTTCCGAGGCATACGTCGACGGCGACGTGCTGACCGCCGCCAACGTGAACTCGATCACCGAAGGCGTCAACGACCTGGCAATCGCAGTCGTCCAAACAGCCAAAACCGCCAGTTACACGCTCGTCCTGACCGATGCGGCACAGCTCATCAACATGAATGTCGCATCGGCCAACAACCTGACTGTCCCGTTGAACAGTTCGGTCGCATTCCCGATCGGAACCCAAATCCTCGTGTACCAGTCCGGCGCAGGTCAAACCACGCTTGTTGCCACCAGCGGTGTCACGATCCGCAGCCAGGGCTCCAAACTGAAAATCCAGGGCCAGTACGGCATTGCCGGATTGCTGAAAATCGGCACCGATGAGTGGGTCGCTTACGGGAACTTGGTCGCATGATCGTCGCTCGAGCCGCCGTCGCAGGCAACCCGTCTGCCAAGAGTTATTGGGAACTTATTGAAGAGGACGGCGCCAAAAGTTTCTACAAGATGGACGAAACCTCGGGCACCGTCTGTTTCGATTATGGCGTCAACGATGAGGACGGGACATACACCAATACGCCGACTTTGGATCAAACGGGCCCGTCCTCGACAATTCCAAAAGCGGTCTCATTCGCCGCCGCATCATCCGAGTACATGAGTACCAACGAGGTCGCAGACTTTAACGTCAACGCAAACTCAAACTGGTCAGCTGATTGCTGGGTCAAATACAACGACACCGGTACAACCATCATGGGTGTCTATTCAATCCGTCAGCTAAGTGGCGACAACGGAACTCTTTTCATTTTGACCGCAAACTGGACTGTCGCAGGTCGCATCACGTTGTTCATTCGACTGAACAATGACACCTATTTGACATTGAATAGCGACGGAGGTTGGAACAACAACGCTTGGCACCATTTGGCGGTAACGGCCACCTCGGGCGGAGCAGCCCGGCTTTACATTGATGGAGTCGAACGAGCATCGAGCACCTCAACCCGCGTCAATAACACTTCCAATCGACGGGTTTATTTGGCGACGAATGCTCTTTCGCAGTATTTCAGCGGAACGATCGCCGCTCCTGCCTATTACGATCGCACTTTGTCAGCGGCCGAAGTTGACGAGCATTATCAGGAGGGAATCTGATGGAACCCGAAATCCTTTTCCAAGGTCAATTCGACGAACCTACGGTCGTGGAAATACTTGGCGAGGAGGTCGAAGTATTCGGGAACATTCAGATCATTTCGGGCGAGCTTTTCGACACCCTGGTACAACCTGACGAGGCGTCGTGAGGCCATACACAGGCGCAACAGACCCCGCCAAGGGTGCTCGAGCAGGCACCAAACGGTTTCAAGACCTGATGGTGTTCCTGTTCGGCATGAAGTCGCTTGGCATTTACGCCAACCGGCCCGTGCGTGGCGGTGGGGCCAATGCGCCGCTTTCCGTTCACGCCACCGGCCGGGCCTGCGACCTCGGTGGCACTTCAAAACAGATCAAGAAAGCGATCGACTTCCTGTACGCCTTCCGCGATCGGCTCGAGGTGGAAGCGATACACGACTATCAGGGCCATTGGATCGCGACCCGCGGATTCGGCGCCGCATACCGCTGTAACCGTGACGTCGGCGGGAAGAACTCCGGCTGGCTCGTCTACTCGCGTCCAACCATCGGCAAAGGTGGCCCGTGGACTCATTACGAGATAAGCCCTAGCATGGCATCCAGCCCCGACAGGGTGGACGCTACGTTCACCGCAATCCTCGATGACATTGCGAAAGCCCTGGAGCCCAAATGAGTCTTGCCAACCCGTCGAAAGCATTGATCGCCCTGGTCGGCCTGATCTGCATCACAATCCTCATGGTCACCGACTCGATCAGCCAGGACGCCGGTATCGGTCTGGTCAGCGCCATTATCGGTTACGCGATCGGTAACGGCATCGCCGCCAAGCAAGGCCAGCCCGTCCAGCCGATCATCGGCAAGAAAGCCAAAGATTGACACTGCCCGACTGATTCGGTAGACCCAGGCCCACACCTGGACCCGACAGACAGGAGCAACAATGAACCTCAACCGCTTGGCCCTCGGCCTCGCTATTTCCGGCTTAGCCATCGGCGCGTTATGGGACACCGGCCCTGACCCACAGCTCGAGACGGCGGTGACCGCGCCCAATACCGTCGTCATGACTCGGCCACCGAGCACCACCAGTTCAACCACGTCAACTACGTCCACGACGACGACCGTGCCGGCCCCGACCACCACGGCGTACATCGGGGTTCCGGCCGATCATGTTTGTTACGAATGGCTCCCAGCCATGCTCGAGGCTGGCTGGCCCAGCGACCCCGACATCCTGGCTACGGCCCTGACGATCATGTGGCGCGAGTCCAGGTGTACGCCGACAGCCGACTCCGGCCCCGACCACGGCCTCATGCAGGTCAATAGGTACTGGTGTCGACCGTCGAAGTACAGCGCGGCCGGTTGGCTGCAGGACCGCGACCTCGTGGTCGATTGCGACAGCCTTTTCGACCCGGCCACCAACCTCCGCGCCGCCCTGGCGATCTACCTGTACAGCCTTGATCGGAATGGTGACGGATTCCTGCCGTGGACCACGTACAGCGGAGCCTGACCTGGCAGGACCGAGCCGCCTGCCTCGACCTGCCAATCGACACCTTCTTCCCGCTACCAGGCCCACGCATGGCGCAGCAGATCAAGCAGGCGAAAGCGATCTGTGCCACCTGCCCCGTCCAAACTGACTGCCTTGAGTACGCCCTGACGTTCGTGCGAGGCCGGTACATCATGCTTCCAGGCATTTACGGCGGAACAACAGAAACGGAAAGATGGAAACTTGCGCGCACCCATGTGATAAACAGCCAGTAACACCTCACCGACAGGAGGAAACCCAATGGACCTATCGAACTATGTGGACGTCGCTACGCGACTGAAACTTGCCCTCGAGAAATGGCCTGACCTACGGGTGCAGGAAACAGGGCGCGAAATCATCGACCTGAACGGCAAGCCGATGTTGATCTGCACCGTGACGGTTTGGCGGTCGCCCGACGATCCGATCCCGTCGATCGCTAGCGCGGCTGAGCCCATTCCGGGGCGCACCAAGTTCAGCCAGGATTCGGAGGTGATGGTCGGATTCACATCGGCGCTCGGGAGAGCGATCGGCTACATGGGCGTGGGCCTGAACGGCTCGATCGCATCAGCGAATGAGGTCAACGCTCGCCGGGATGACGCAGAAGGCCCTACAAGCCCGCAGGAGCCTCGCAGGGCCCCGGTCGGCTCCGCTGTCCCACAATCCGGCGACGGCCCATCACAGGCCCAACTCCGAATGTTGCAGGCGTTGAAGTACACCGGGCCGACCCCGCGGAACAAGCGTGAAGCCTCCGGCCTGATTGACACGCTGAAGCAAGCCCAACAGGCACTTGACGAGATGCGCGAAGCACCGGAGGACCCGTTCTGATGGGCACCATCCTCCCGATGCCCCGCACCAAGGTGATCGGCCTGACACCCGGCGAAATGACGACGGCCCGATCCGAGGCCGAGGCCAGGCAGGCGGCGATCCGTGCTCGAGGCGCCACGAGCAACGGCCCACAGAACCAGTCGATCGACAACGACATGATCGGCGTCATGGGCGAAATGGCGTTCGCCAAATGGTCCGGAATGCCATGGGTCGCTTCAAAGGGTGCCGACTATGACGAGCAGGGCTACGACGTCGGGAATTGTGAGGTTAGGACTCGCCGCCTCCAGTCGGCCGGCTTGGACATGACCGTGAAAGCGTCGGCGCAGAACAAGTTCGGGCCCGACCGCATCTATGTGCTGGCTTGGGCCAGCCCACGCAACAACTTGGTGCGCCTCGTGGGCTACACCACCCTCGGCTTCATCGTCGACTACGGCTCGTTTCACCACACCTGGAACGCCTGGGTCCTACCGTGGCGACTTCTGATTGACCTGGAGGAACTCAATGCCCAGCGATGACATCGGCAAGGTATTCAAGATCAACGAGAAAGCCCTGCAAAACGCGGTGGTTGAACTGGCCCGCCTGTACGGATGGCTCGTCCACCACACCCGGCCGGCACAGATGCCATCGGGACGGTGGGCCACACCGATTCAAGGGAACGCGGGCTTTCCCGACCTGGTGCTGGTCAAGGGCCACCACACGATCTTTGTGGAGCTCAAGTCGGCGATCGGCCGCACCAGCCCACAGCAAGACGCCTGGATCGCGGCGCTACGCGAGGCCGGGCAAGAGGTCCACATTTGGCGACCTCGAGACATTCAGACCATCAAGGACCGCCTCAGTGAAAGGGATTAATTACATGGAACACTTGCTCCGACAGCTCGCCGAGGCGACTCGCACCATCGAGATCGCGACGACGCAGATCGACCATCTCAAGCACAAGGTTCACGACCTCGAGGTGGAGAACCAGCGGCTACGCGACCAGCTCGCATTCCGTTGCACCCAGTACGACGAGGTCGTCCTGATGAACCAGGGCCTGGTGGTCGCGGTCAACAGGCTTGAGGTCGACAACAGCAACTTGAAAGCCCGGATCGTCCGCAACGTTGAGCGCATCCGACGCATGGAGGAGGGCGAACTGTGATCGCCGAAGTCGTGATCTCGGACTACTGGACTGAACGCATCGAGCTTCTGTTCCTGTTCATCTGCGGCCTGGCCCTCGGCTGGATGGTGCGCCTGGCCTGGGAGCGTGACAAGTGATCGTTCGTAGCGCACGGCCCCACCTCAACTACTCGGTGGTGCACAACAGCCTGATCGAGAACGAGGCCCTGTCGTGGAAGGCCCGCGGCATCCTGATCTACCTGCTATCGAAGCCTGACCATTGGCGCACCTCAACGGCGCACCTGGCGTCGGTGTCGCCCGAGGGTATCCATGCGGTCCGATCAGGCTTGCAAGAGCTCGAGCGTGCGGGCTACGTCAAGCGGCTCAAGAAGCAGAATCCATCCGGTCAATGGACCACAGCAACCGTCGTATTCGACCAACCACAGCCTGTGGATAAAGGTGTGGATAAGTCCTGAAGTTATCCACAGCCGAAGTCAGGTTTTCCGACGTTCGGTTTTCCCGCACGTTTAGTAAGTACTGACAAAGTAAATACTGAAACTAATAGCATTGGTTCTAACTCAAAGAGGATTTCCACAGATGGCCGGATACAAAGACCCCGAGTACCAACGCAACCGGCGATCCATCCTGGCCGGTGACCCCGACTGCCACTGGTGCGGCAAAGCCAAAGCAACTCAAGCCGACCACCTCATTGAGCTCGACCGAGGCGGAGACCACAGCCTCGACAACCTCGTCCCATCCTGCGCCAAATGCAACGCCAGCCGAGGAGCCAGGCACATCAACCGCAAGACAGCCCAACGCATGCAAGCCCGCAACGCATCGGTCAAAAAGCTTAAGAAATTTTTGGATCACCAAGAGCCCAC